ACGGCGACCGCCGGCCTCTCGGAGCTCGACGAGCTGATCCCGATCATGGAGCGGATCCAGGAGCTCGAGCTCGCGAAGCTGATCGGCGCCTACAGCGTGACCTTCCCGCAGAAGTGGATCACCGGCCTCGAGGTCAAGCGCGACGAGGACGGCCAGCCGATCAACCCCTTCAAGCCGGGCCCGATGCGCACCTGGGTCGTCACGAACAGCGACGCCAAGATGGGCGCCTTCCCGCAGGGCGACATCGGCCAGTACCTGCGCGCGATCGACGACGAGGTCGCCGAGCTCGCCGCGATCAGCCGCGTGCCGAGCTACTACCTCGTCCAGTCGGACCTGGCGAACCCGCCCTCGAGCGAGTCGCTGATCACCAGCGAGACGGGCCTGCTGACGAAGTGCCTCGACCGGCAGCGGAGCTACGGCGAGTCGTGGGAGAACGTTGTGCGGCTTGCCGCCCGGGCGAGCGGCGACGACGAGCTCGCCGGCGACCGCGAGCTCGAGATCCTCTGGCACACGCCCGAGCGGCGCAACCCGGCGGTGATCGCCGACGCCGCGACGAAGCTGCAGGCGGTCGGCGTGCCGACCGAGGCCGTGTGGGCGTTCCTCGGCTACTCGCCGCAGGCGATCGCCCGCATGCGAGTCGAGGCCGACGCGCAGGCGATCCGCGAGGCCGCCGCCGTCGCTGCGGCTACCGCGGCCGCGGCGCCGACGCCTCCGGCCTGATGCCAGCGACCCGCGCGCTCGTCGACCGGCGACACCTCGCCCGGCAGTCGGCGATCCGAGTCGTGACCGGCGACCGGCTCGCGTTCATGCTCCGAGCGCTGCCCGACCTCGAGCAGGAATCGATCGACCGCTACGTCGCCGGCGCCTACCCGACCGTGCTCGGCGGCCAGCGCGTCGCCGCCGACACCGCGGCCGCCTACACGACCCTGCTCGCCGGCAGCCGCCGCCGAGTAGGAGCTCGCCCCGTCAACGTCGACCTGGCGCTCGCGCGGAGCGGCGTCCTGGTCGCCGCTGACAGCCGGTCGCTCGTCGCGCCGGTGCTCCGCGCTCGACATCTGGCCGCCGAGGGCGCGACGACGCGTGAGGCGCTCGCCGGCGCGACCGGCTACGCCCGGCAGCTCTCGGGCGGCGACTTGCAGGCGGCGATGCGGGTCGGCTCGAGCGAGGGCGCCGACGCCGCCGACCTCCAGGTGACCGGCTGGCGCAAGGCGCTCAGCCCGGAGGCGTGCGACTGGTGCGCCGACATCGCCGACAACGTCTACGACTCGCCCGAGGACATCCCGTTTCACGACGGCGACCGCTGTGGCGCCGAGCCCGACCTCGGGGAGCGCGAGCCCGCACGCTTCGACGACTCCGACATCCCGTTCTAAGGAGGGCCGATGGCCGACGACCAGCAGCAGCAGAACGACGACCAGCAGCAGCAGCAGCAGCAGAACGACGACCAGCAGCAGGACGACCGCGACGACCGGCGCCAGGACGATGACCAGCAGCAAGGCGACGACGAGCGCGCGATCGACGAGATCCGCAAGGACCCGGCCGGCGCGTTCCGCCGGATGCTCGGCCTCCAGAGCGAAGCCGGCGACTACCGCCGGCGGCTGCGCGACGTCGAGCGCGAACGCGACGAGCTCAAGCGCGCCGGCCTCGACGACCAGGAGCGCGCCGTCGCCGAGGCCGAGGCCCGCGGCCGGCAGGCCGCCGAAGAGGCCTACGGGCGGCGCACGCTCGAAGCGGAGATCCGCGCGGCCGCGGCCGGCAAGCTGCAGGACCCGGCCGACGCGATCCGCTACCTCGACGTCGCCGCGCTGCTCGAGCTCGACGACGAGCGCGAGCGCGAGCGCGAGCTCGGCAAGGCGATCGACAAGCTGGTCGACGACAAGCCCTACCTCGCCGGCACGAACGGCGACGGGCCGACGCCGACCCGCGGCGTCCCCCGCAGCTCGCAGGGAGCACGCTCGAGGGCCGGCGGCGGAACGAGCGCCGACCAGGACGGCAACGCCTGGATGCGCAAGGCCGCAGGACGCAGCCGACGCTAGACGCACGCCTGTCGCCGCGCTAACCTCGGCGGCGTAGGGCATCAGCGAGCCGGTGGCTCGCCGGTCATCCCGCCGGTGGCGGGACGCCTAACCCCGAAGTCGAACCCTTCGACCTCACCAGGGAGGTGTCCCGTGGCAACCGATTACGACAGCCTGATTCCGCAGGCCGTCTCGAACCAGCTGCTCGACGTCGTCACCGTCGAGAGCGCCGCGCTCGCGCTCGGCACCGTCATCCGCATGCCCGAAGGGCTGCAGCAGTTCCCGGTCGTCTCGGCGCTGCCGGCGGCCGGCTGGGTCAACCCGCGCTTCGGCGGCCGCAAGCCGGCCACGAAGATCGAATGGTCGAGCCAGCAGATCGTCCCCGAGGAGCTCGCCTGCGCGCTGGCGATCCCCGCCGCCTTCGTCGACGACGCCGGCTTCCCGGTCTGGGACCAGGTCCGCCCGCTGGTCGCCTCGTCGATGGCGCAGGTGATCGACGACGCGCTGCTGTTCGGCAACGGCGAGCCCGCCACGTTCCCGCCGAACGGCGTCAGCGGCGGCGCGATCGTCACCGGCACCGACGCGCTCGACGCGATCGACAAGGGCATGGCACAGATCGAGGGACAGGGCCTGATCCCGAACGGGATCGCCTCGAGCACCGCGATCGGCACCGCGCTGCGCCAGGCCTACCGCGAGCTGATGGTCACGCCCGAGACGCAGCCGCAGGCCACGCTCTACGGCCTCGACGTCGAGGTCGCCCCGACCTGGGACGACACGAAGGGCGACGCGATCGTCGGCGACTGGACGAAGCTGATCATCGGGCTGCGGCAAGACATCCGCTTCGACATGTCGGACAGCGCGATCCTGCAGGACGGCGCCGGCGAGATCATCGCGAACGCGTTCCAGGACGACCTCGTGGCGATGCGCTGCTACATGCGGCTCGGCGCCGCGATCGGCTCGCCGCTGAACGCTCAGGGCGACACGACCGACGCGTTCGTGAACGTCGACTGGACGCCCTGATCCTGATGGCGCAGTCACACGCTGCCCGTCGAGCGCTCGCCGCAACCCGCAGGCGCGGCGGCCCCGGCGGGCCGTCGAAGCCGGCCGCGACGACGTCGTCCCCGTCGCGGCCGGCCTCCTGGCCGACGAAGATCACTCACGCCGAGCTCGACGAGCTCGCCGGCAAGCACCGAATCACGTTCGAGGACGGGCTCAGCAAGAGCGACAAGCAGACCGTGCTCGACGCCGCCGGCATCGGCCCGGAGGACTGACCGACGGCAACGCTGTCGCTTGTCCCGCAGGTCGTCGGGATCGCCCTCTACGCCGGCGACGGCGCAGCGCTCCGTCTGACGGTCCGCGACACGGCGAGCCCGCCGCAGCCGCTCGACCTGAGCGGCGGCGTCGCCGCGCAGATCCGCCAGCACCGCGACGACGACGACCCGCTGCAGGTGTTCGGCGTCGACCTCACCGACGGCGCCAGCGGCGTCGTGGTGCTGCATCTGACCGGCGAACAGACCGCCGCGCTCGTCAACGGCGGCGGCGCCTTCAAGGGCGTCTACGACGTGGAGTGGACGCCGGCAGGCAGCGAGCCGGTCACGCTCGTCCAGGGCGACGTCACCTGCGAGCTCGACGTCACTCGCCTCGAGGGAACGCCGTGAGCGGACCCGAGGCGACCGTCGATGTCGAGCTGATCGGCGACGTCGACGTCGACGTCGACCTCGACGGGCCCGACCTCGTCACCGACCTCGCCGAGGAGCTCACGCTCACGATCGTCGCCTCGAACGCCGGGCCGCCCGGGCCGCCCGGGCCGGAAGGCGACCCGGGGCCTCCGGGGCCCGCCGGGCCTGCCGGGGCGCAGGGTGCGCAAGGCCCGCCGGGGCCGTCGGGCGCCGACTCGACCGTGCCCGGGCCGCCGGGGCCGCCCGGAGCTCAGGGCGAGCAGGGCGACGCCGGACCCGCCGGGCCGACTGGGCCGAGCGGCCCGCCCGGCTCGGAGGGCGCGCAGGGCCCGGCCGGGATCAAGGGCGACACCGGGCCGGAAGGACCCCCAGGGCCGCCCGGCTCTCAAGGTGTGCAGGGCGTCAAGGGCGACACCGGGGCCGCCGGGCCGGAAGGCCCGCAGGGCGATCCGGGCCCGCAGGGCCCGCAGGGCGACGTCGGCCCGGCAGGCCCGCAGGGCCCGCAGGGAATCGAGGGGCCCGAGGGGCCCGCCGGGGCGGGCGCCGTCCAGTGGGCCTACATGTATTCGGCGACGACGACCGAGCCGCCGACCGGCTCGCAACTGCGCTTCGACGCCGGGCCGGCAGCGGCGACGAAGGTGTGGGTCCGCGACCTCGACGTCGACGGCGTCGACAACCACTCGCTCTTCCTGGCAGTCAAGCCCGGCTCGCTCCTCTACGTGCAGGACCAGGACGACTCGAGCCGCTTCGCCCGCTTCGACGTCGTCGGCGACCCGATCGGAAAGTCGGGCTACGTCGAGTTCCCCGTCTCATACGTGAGCTCGGGCGGAACGATCCCCGAGCAGCGGGTCGAGCTCGTGATCGCCGCCGCCGGGATCGCCGGGCCGCAGGGGCCGCAGGGTCCGCCCGGTCCCGCAGGCCCGCAGGGCCCGGACGGTCCGCAGGGCGCCGCCGGAACGCCCGGAGCTCAGGGGCCGCCCGGGGCGACCGGCTCAGCCGGGCCGAAGGGCGACAAGGGTGACACCGGCGCGCAGGGCGCGCCCGGGGCGACCGGCTCGCAGGGGCCGCAGGGCCCGACCGGCTCGCAAGGCCCGGCAGGCGCACCCGGCGACGAATGGATCTACGGCACCGGCGACCCGACTCCTTCGGCCGACCGGGTGGGGACGCTCTACCTCGACGGCGCGACAGGCAAGGTGTGGGAGCAGCAGGCGTCCGGGTGGGTGTTCACCGGGCTCGTGCTGCGAGGCCCGCAGGGGCCGCAGGGTCCGGCGGGAACCGCCGTAGTCGACGTGCAGGCGTTCACCGCGTCGGGCACGTGGACGAAGCCTGCCGGTGTCACGACGGTATGGGTTGTCTGTATCGGCGGCGGCGGCGGTGGCGGCGGCGGCAGACTCGGCAGCGGCTCGACGGTGCGTGGTGGCGGCGGCGGCGGTGGTGGCGGCGGCTACACCGGGCGGATGCTTAGGGCATCGACGCTCGCCGCGACCGAGGCCGCCACTGTCGGCGGCGGCGGTGCTGGCGGCACCGCGAACGGCGGCGACGGGGGGCCGGGCCTCGCATCGTCGTTCGGCGCATGGCTCAAGGCGAGCGGCGGCGGTGGCGGCTCGGGCAGCGCGGGCAGCCCGGGTCCGCCCGGCGCTGGCGGTATCGGTGACGTCTACGGTGGCGGCGGCGGCGGTGGCACGGCAACCGGCGGGAGCTCTGGGGTCGCAGGTACAAGCTCGTCCACCGCCGGGGCTGGCGGCGGCGGCGGCGGCGGCGTCGGGACGAACAACGTCAGCGCCTCGGGCGGCGGCGGCGGATCGTCGGGAATCGACCTACGGGCAGGCGGCGTCGGCGGTATCGGCAATGTCGGCGGCGGCGGCGCTTCGGCGGCAGCAGGCGACGCGACGGGCGGCGCAGGCGGCGGCGGCGGCGGCGGCGTCCACAGCGGCAGCGGGCTAACCCTGGACGGCGGCAACGGCGGTAACTACGGCGGCGGCGGCGGCGGCGGCGGCGGCACGGCAGGAAGCCCCGCAGGCAGAGGCGGCGGCGGCGGCGGCGGAATAGTCGTGGTGGTGTCGTGGTGAGAGCCGGATGAACGCCGACCGCGTCTACCGCCGGGCTCGGCTGCGCGGCCCGACACCGCCAGGAGCACGCGACGACGAGCAGACCTGGGGCCAGATCGTCACGCCCGACGAGCTCGAGCGGCTGCTCGGACTCGACCCGGAGAACGCCGCCCGCGCCGCCGAGCTCGTCCAGATCACGATCGAGGCCTACATCTGGCCGAACGTGATCGAGGACCCAGTGCCGCCGCCGGTGCACGCGGTCGGCCTCGCGCTCGCCGCCCGCTTCTCCGGCGCCACCCTGACGAAGGCCGGCAGCGTCGTAGGCGAGTCGATCGGCGCCTACAGCTACCGGCTCGCAGGCCCGCTGACCTTCGACGACGTCGTCCTGCTTCTCGGCGAGCTGGCCGACGCGCTCTACCCGTGGGCGCCACCGCGCCACGACAACGCCTACACCCTCGAGGGCTGGACGACGATCGCCTGGCCGGCCGAGTGGTGGCAGCGCGACCTGGACAACCTCGACCTCGAGAGGAGAACACCGTGGCAGTAGACGAGACGACCGGCAAGGCCGACGACGACCGGCAGGACGACCAGCAGGACGACCAGCAGCAGGACGGCCAGCAGGACGACGTCGACGACGACCAGCAGGACGACGACACGACCGGAGGCGAGTGAGCTCGACGATCGACCACCTGCTCACTATCCCCTGCGAGCTCCTCCAGCGGAGCTACTCGGAGGACGCCGGCGAGGACGGCCAGCAGGCCGCGACCGAGACGGTGATCGCCGCGACCCGCTGTGAGCTCCAGGGGGCCGGCAGTCGCGAGGACCCGACCGGGGCGATCCAGATCGCGACCTACCGGCTCTGGCTCACCGCCGGCACGCCGCTGCGCGGATGGGACGCCGTCCGCCTGACCGACACCGGCGAGATCCTCGAGCTCGAGGGGGACGCCTTCGAGGCCCGCTCGCCGCTGACCGGCAACGCGCACGTCGAAGCGGTCGTCCGCCGGACCGACTATGGCGAGGGCGAGCTCGCCCTCGAGGCCGCCGATGCCTAGAGGCTTCGTACCGGCACCGGACGCCGTCGAGACGACCGAGCGGCTCGGCCAGCCGAGCCTGCGGCCGACCGCCGAGGCGATCGCGCAGGCGATCCCCGCCTTCGTCCCGGTCGACGACGGCGTCATGCAGCGCAGCTACCGCCTGACCGTTCGGGCCGGGCCCGACCGCGACTACCGCGTCTACGTCGGCTCGCCGTTCTGGCACTGGATGGAGTACGGCACGCGCTTCAACCCGGCCTACCGGCCGGTGCAGACCGCCGTCACGTCGCTCGGCCTCCGCTACGAGGCGCACTGATGAGGACGCCGCCGCTGCCCGACGTCGCGTTCCTGATCCAGCAGTACCTGCGCACCGTGCCCGAGGTCGCCGCGATCGCCGGCGGCCGGATCTACACCGCGTTCCCCAGGCAGCTCAGCAAGACGCTGCCATTCGTGCTCGTCCAGCGGATCGGCGGCATCCCGCCCGTTCCGCGACCGCTGGTCGTCGACCTGGCTGCTCTCCAGCTCGACGCCTACGGCGGCCGACAGGCCGACGCGCACCTCCTCGCCGCGACCTGCCTGTCCGCGCTCGCCGAGCTCGAGGGCGAGCAGCCGAACGGCACCGGCAACGTCTGCGGCGTCGTCGTCCTGACCAAGCGCGAGTCGGACGACGAGACATACAAGCCTCCGAGGCCGCGGTTCGTGTGCGACCTCGAGGTCACCGTCAAACCCGCCGGCGCAGCTCTCGCCGGCACAGCCTGAGAGGAGGCTCCCTGATGGCAGGACAGAACCCGCAGGACGTCATCGTCGCCGGCACCGGCGCCGTCTACGTCGCCCCGGACGGCACGCCGCTGCCGGCCGACCTCGCCGACCTGGCCGACCCGTGGACCGACGTCGGCTACATCAGCGAGGACGGCGCGCAGTTCACCTTCTCGCGCGACCAGGAAGAGGTCAACGCGTGGCAGGTCTCGACGCCCGTCCGCGTGCTGGTCACGAACGAGCCGATCACGATCGCCTTCGAGCTGCTCCAGTTCGACCGCGCGACCGTGGCGCTCGCCTTCCGCGGCGGCGACTTCGCCGGCAGCACGGCGCCGTGGACGTACACGCCGCCCGACGCCGGCCAGTCCGACGTACACGCGATCACGATCGACGCGATCGACGGCGACTACCAGTTCCGCTTCGCGTTCCCGCGCGTGCAGCTCAGCGAGGACGTCGACTTCTCGCTGGTGCGCTCGGACGCCGTCCGGCTCCCGCTGACCTTCAACGTGCTCGCGGCGCAGGAGAAGTGGGAGATCATCAGCGACCATCCGGCCTTCGGCGCGGCGGCGGCGCTGGCGGCGGCCACGAACGGCGGCACGACAAGCAAGACCGCGGCGGCAGCGTGAGATGCCGCGCATCGACATCGCGCTCGTCTACACGGACGGGCGCAAGGAGGTCGTGACCGTCGGCCGGCCGGCCGACCTGATCGCCTTCGCCGACACATTCGAGAAGGTCGCCCCGAGCGAGCCGCACGTCATCCGCGAGGCCGCGTGGCTCGCCCACCATGCCCTGCACATCGAGCAGCCGCTCGACGAGTGGGTGCAGACACTCGACGACATCACGACCGAGGACGGCGCGATCGCCGAGATCCGCGCCGAGCTCGACAAGCGGGACCCTCCCGGCGCCGCCGGCGAGGCGGCCAGCATGACCAGCCTGGCACCGGTCGATCCGCCGGCGACCAGCAGAGAGATCGAGTCGCACGGGTGAGCGCCGCGCTCGGCCTCGATCCGACCAGCCTGCTCGAGCTCGACGGGCCGATGTTCGCCGCGCTCGAGCGGGCGGTCGAATCCCGCTGGACGGCACACGACGAGCTCCAAGCGCTGACGCTCGAGCTCGCGCACGCGCACTTCGTCGCGTTCCTCGGCGCGCACACGAAGCCCGGCACACGGCTGCCGACACCGATGCGTGTGCCACGCCCGACCGCCGACGGCTTCGAGCGGCCGCCGGTGCTGACCCCGGCAGCGTTCGCCGCCGAGTACGGCCCGACCAGGAGCTCCGATGCCTGACTCGATCGGCACCGCGTTCGTCGACGTCGCGTTTGACCCGAAGCAGATCGAGGGCCAGGTCGCCGGCCTCGGCGGCAAGATCACCGGCGGCTTCGGCAAGCTCGGCAGCCTCGGCGGCGCGGCGATGGCGACCGGCATCGGCGCCGCGCTGACAGGCGCCGTGGTCGCCGGCAAGTACCTCTACGACATCGGCGAGAAGTTCGACGAGATGGCCGACTCGATCCGAGTCGCGACCGGCGCAACCGGCAAGGAGCTCGACAACCTCGTCGACACCGCCAAGCGGGTCGGCACCGACGTGCCGACCTCGTTCGAGGACGCCGGCAAGGCCGTCGGCTTCCTGAGCCGCCGGCTCGACCTGACCGGCAAGCCGCTGCGCACGATGAGCGACCAGCTGCTCGAGGTCAGCCGCCTGACCAAGACAGACCTGCAGGGCAACATGGAGGCGGCCGCGGCGGCGCTCTCGAAGTTCGGCGTGCCAGCCCAGGACAGCGCCGCGGCGCTCGACAAGCTGTGGCGGGCCAGCCAGGCGGCGCAGGTTCCGTTCGCCGACCTCGCCAAGGAGCTCGCCCGCTTCGGCACGCCGCTGCAGGCGTTCGGCTTCGACCTCGACCAGTCGGCCGCGCTGCTCGACTCGTTCCACAAGGCTGGCGTCAACGTGCAGTCGGCGATGGGCGGCCTGACGAAGGGCCTCGCGTCGCTGGCGAAGGCCGGCAAGGACCCGGTCAAGGGCCTCAAGGACACGGTCAAGCAGATCCAGAACGCCGGCAGCTCGGCCGAGGCGACCGGGATCGCGGTCAAGCTGTTCGGCACTCGCGCCGGCCCCGAGCTCGCGAAGGCGATCCGCTCGGGCGCGCTCTCCTTCGACGACCTGCAAAAGACGATCGCGGACGGCCGCGAGACGATCATCGGCGCCGGCAAGGACACCGCCGACTTCGCCGAGCAGTGGCAGCTCTTCAAGAACCGGATCGCTGTTGGCCTCGCGCCCGTCGCCGAGAAGCTGTTTACCGCGATCGGCCAGGGGATGGCCGCGCTGAACAAGGAGATGCCGAAGCTGAGCAAGGAGCTCAAGGACGAGCTCGGCCCGGCGCTCGACGACCTCGGCCCGGCCTTCGACGAGATCGGCGACGCGATCAAGGACCTCACGCCGGTCTGGAAGATCCTCGGCGAGGTCGTGCTCTCGACGATGCGCGTGATGATCGTCTCGATCAAGGCCTTCGCCGACATCCTCGCCGGCACGATCAAGGTGATCAGCGGGCTGCTGCACGGCGACTTCGGCCAGGCCTGGGAAGGCGCCAAGCAGATCGTCAGCGGCTTCGCCGACTACTTCAAGGCGCTCCTTCAGAGCGGCGTGCTCGGGCTGCTCGGCCAGATGGTCGGCCCGATCAAGACCGCTGCGACGAACCTCGGCAAGGCGATCTACGACGGGATCGTCGCCGGCGTCAGCGCGCTCGCCGGCTTCATCTCGACGACGACCGGCGCGATCGCCTCCGCGCTGACCTCGGCGGTAGGTGCGGTCAGGAGCGCGGCGACCAGCGTCGGCCGGGCGATCTACGACGGAGTGGTCGCCGGCGTGACCGGGATCGGGGCGTTCGTCGCCGGCGTCTACAACGGCTTCGTCTCGATCGCGAGCGGCGCCGCAGGAGCGGTCAAGACCGCCGCGACCGCTGTCGGCAAGGCCGTCTACGACGGCGTGGTGGCAGGGATCACCGGCATCGGGACGTTCGTCGCCAACGTGTTCCGCGGCTTCGAGTCGATCGCGACCAGCGTGGTCGGCGAGGTCAAGACGGCCGCCGGCAAGGTCGGCAAGGCGATCTACGACGGGATCAGCGGGGCGATCACCGGCATCGGCGGCGAGGTCGCGAGTGTGGTCGGCGGGCTCGCCGGCAAGATCACCGGCCTCGTAGGGAAGATCGGCGACGCCGCGCACGACATCGGCCACGCCATCTTCGCTGGCATCACCGGCGCGGTCGGCGACATCGCCGGCAATGTGTGGTCGAAGCTGAACGACGTCTACAACACGATCAAGGGCTGGCTCGACAAGCTGCGCTCGATCGCCGGCTCGGTCGGCGGCGTGCTCTCGAACCTGAACCCGCTCAAGGCGGCGCCACTACCGCCCGAGGGCGGCGGCGAAGCGCCGGCGACGGCAGCTCGAGCTGGCCTCGGAGCCGCGCCGGCGAGCGCGAGCGCGACGACGATGGGCGCCGGAACGATGTACGGCCAGCGCTCCCCGTTCGCAGGGCTGGCAAGCGCGATCCGAACGGCGAGCGCCACCGTGCCGACGGTCGGGCCGGCGGCCACCGTCGTCCGCGTGTTCATCGGCGACCAGGAGCTCCGAGGGATCGTCCGCACCGAGGTCAGCTACTCGGACGACCAGCTCGCCCGGACGCTGCTCGCAGGAGCGACGCGATGACAGACTGGCTCGCGGTCGGCCCGTTCGACTCCGTGGTCGCGACGATCGCGATCACCGACGCATCGCACCTGCACCTCGTCCGCTCGGGCCCCTCGGGCGTCGAGGCTGCGGTCCGCGGCTACGACCCGTTCGTCGTAGCGCCCGGCGCCAGCACCGTGATCGTGCGCGACTACGAGGCGCCGATCGGCGTCGAGCTCCACTACCGCGTGTGGCTCGACGAGGGCGAGATCGTCGGGCCGACCGAGGGCGACATCAGCGTGCCGGCGAGCGCGAGCGACGACCCTTGGCTGGTCGATCTCGTCCGGCCGACGAACACGCAGCGGGTCGTCGTCCAGGCGCTGCCCGAGCTCGCGCACGACGCGCCGGCAGGCATTCACTGGGTGCTCAACCGACGCACGCCGATCTTCGCCGGCGACGTCGCGCACACGCCGACGTGCGAGCTCACGTTCGTGACCGCCGACGAGCAGGCGCGCGAGCGGGCCCGAGCGACGCTCGGCAACGGCGTCCCCGTCCTGCTGCGCACACCGCCCGAGCAGGGCGTCGGCAACCTCTACCTCGCCGTGCCGAGCTGGCGCGAGCAGCGAGTCTCGCGGCTCAGCCTGCACGGCGACCGCCGCTTCGTCGTCGCCGCCGTCCAAGTAGCCCGGCCCGACCCGGCGCTATACGTGCCGATCCCGCCGATGACCTACACGCGGCTGCTCGAGCTGCACGACACCTACGCCGACGTCAAGGCCGCCTATGCCAGCTATAGCGCGCTCCTCTACGACTACAGCGCCGTGCCGGGCGCAGCCGACGTCCAGCCCTGGCCGCCGAGGGACGTGTGAGGCCGGTCGGCGACACCTTCCTCGCGTCGCTCCGCGACGACCACCTCGTCGCCGCCGCCGCCGAGCTGCGCTGGCCCGGCGACACCGAGTGGGTGCCCGTGCCGATCGTCGGCGGCGCGATCACGATGGACCGCACCTCGGCCGTCATGCGCACCGGCCAGATCACGGTCCCCTGGTCGCTCGAGGCCGGGACCGACCTCGGCGTCGACCTGCGCGAGCTCCCGTTCGGCGGCTACTGCCGCCCATACCGCGGCCTCCGCTACGGCGACGGCACGACCGAGCTCTGCCGGCTCGGCACCCTCCGCATCGAGTCGGTCGCTTGGCGCACGGACGAGACGGCGACGCTCGAGCTCGCCGACCGGATGGCGCAAGTGCGAGACGAGCCATTCCAGGCGCCCTACATGCCGACGCCGAAGCCGACGGTCACGCGCACCGGCACAGTCGCCGACACCTCGCCGCTGCAGATCACCGGCCTCGCGACGACCAGCGACCTCACCGTCGGGATGGCGGTCGCCGGCCCGACCGTCCTGCCCGGCACGGTCATCACGTCGATCGACAGCCCGACCGCCGTCACGGTCAACCAGGAGATCGCGCTCCGCGTGCGACGCAACGCCCACCTCGTGAAGGGCCGCGCCTACCTCGACCGCATGGGCGACGTCAGCGGAATCACGATCGGCATGACCGTGACCTCGGACACGCCGACCGACCTCTACCCCGGCACGACCGTGACCGCGGTCTACAACCCGCCGCGCAACGGGCGCAACGTGCTGCTCAACCAGGGCGCCGCCGACACCGCGAGCCGCGCGCTCTACTTCAGCTTCGGCGGCACGACTGCCAGCTTCTCGTTCGTCTTCGGCGGCAACATCACCGTCGGCCGCGCGGCCGGTGAGATCGTGCAGGCCGTCTTCGGCGACGAGATCGCCTACCAGATCCTCTACGACCCGCCCTACGAACTGCTCAACACTGCCTACACCGACTCGCGCGTCGACGCCGTGCTCGACCTTGCCCGAGCCTCGAGCGCGTTCGCCTTCTTCGACGCGAACGGTGACTTCGTGTTCACCGACCTCCCCTCGGTCGAGGCCGACGACTCCGTGTGGACGGTCGACGCCGGCGAGACGGGCGTGCTCGTTTCGGACGTCGAAGCGCTCGACCGCACCGGCATCTACAACGGCGTCATCGTCCAGGGGCAGGCCAGCCCCGATCTGCCGCCGCTGCAGGCGATGGTCGTCGACGACGACCCGGAGAGCCCGACCCGCTGGGGCGGGCCCTACGGGCGCGTCGTTCGGATCGAGCAGTCCAGCGTCGTGCTCACGGTCGCTCAGGCGCAGGCGGCCGCGGCCGCGCTGCTCGACGCCCGCCTCGGCCTCAGCCGATCAATCGCGCTGACCGCCGCACCGAACCCGGCGCTCGAGCCCGGCGACGTGATCACCGTCACCTTCGAGGACGGCCGCCAGGAGCGCCACGTCGTCGACGCGATCGCCGTCGGCCTCGAGGCGACGGCCGCGCAGCAGCTGACCACCCGGTCCCGCTGGAGGCCGGGCGACGACGACTGGACGCCGCTGCCGACGCCGAGCCGCGCCGTCTACGTCGGCGACGCCGCCTGGGAGCTCGCCCGCACCGCCCGCGTCGTCAAGGCCGGCGGATGAGCTCGAACGGCCGGACGAGCACGCCGAACCCGCCGCCCGCCAGCCGCGACCTCATGCGCGTGCTGCGCCGGCAGGTCGGCACAGCCGGAGGCAGCGGAGGCCTCAGCCTGATTGTCGGCGAGTCGCGCGACCCGAACCCGGACGCCAGCTTCGTGGACGTGAGGATCGGCGGCGCCGACTACACGATCCCCAAGCTGCAAAGCATGGGCTCGATCAGCGCCGGCCGCCCCGTCTACATCCTCGTCGACTCGACGTTCAACACCATGCTCGCCCTCGGGTGGGTCACCTAGCGAAAAGGGAGGACACCGCCATGCCGACCACGCCCGTCCTTCAGCTCCCGTTCCCGGGCGACACCGACCCGGCAGACGTCCCGACCGACGTGCAGGACCTCGCCGAGCGCGTCGAGGCCGTGCGCGGAGCTCCGAACGGGCTCGCCGCGCTCGACAGCAGCGGCAAGCTGCCGACCGGCCAGCGCGCCGCCGTGCCGCTGGTGGCCGCGCTGCCCGCCTCGCCAGCCGACGGCGAGGAGGTGATCCTGTGCGACAACGTCAGCGCCCCGGCCTACGCCTGGCGGCTGCGCTGGAACGCGACCGACGGCCGCTGGCAGTTCCTCGGCGGTACCGGCTACCGCAACGCCGTCGCCGCCTCAGAAACGACGACGACGATCGGCAGCTACGTCAACCTGGCGACGCTCGGCCCGCGCGTCACGATCCCTCGAGCTGGCGACTACACGGCGCGGTTCGGCTGCACCGTGATCGACTCGGCCGCCGACTCGCAGATCAACATCGGCCTCGGCATCGGCGACTGGAGCGGAGCTCCGCTCGCCGAGGCCCGAGGACATATCTCTGCGGCCAACTACCACCTGACGATCGCCGGCGAGGCGCAGCTCACCGGGCTCGCCGCCGGCGCCGAGCTCCGCGCCAAGTACCAGCACGCGATCGCCGGCACCCTGACCGTCCTCAACCGATTTCTGACCGTCTCCCCGACCCGCCTCAGCTGATGGCTACCGGCGACCAGTGGTGGGAGAAGGGCTACCCCGGCGGGCCGATGGTCAAGGTCGCCGGCTTCCCGCGGCCGCTCTACCCGCCCGACGCCGCGCAGCACGGCAAGACGCCCTCCGTCGATGGGCCCGACGTCGTCGCGTACAAGCGGACCGTCAGCCGCGCCGGCCGCTGGCCGTGGGACAAGTTCGACGACTCCTACTCGAACGGCTTTTCACATGGCAAGAGCGGCAACGTCGGCGAGACGGGCGTCGCCGGCGTCCAGCGGCAGGGGCACATCGACGCGACCGGCTGGATCGGTCAACAGACCTTCAACCTGCTCCGCTCGATCAGGATCCCCGACGGCCTACCGCACGCCGGCGACCCCGCGATGGACGCGACCGCCGTCGAGCTCATCAACCAGGCGTGGGGCGACTTCCACGGCTCCGAGCCTGCGCCCGACCGCGGCGGCACCGTCCGCGAGGCCGCGCTCAAGCGGGCGATCACGCAGCTCGGCACCTGCGAGTCGCCGAGCGGCTCGAACCTGCAGCAGTACGGCGCCTGGTACGGCGTCAACGGCGAGCCCTGGTGCGCGATCTTCGACACCTGGTGCTTCGAGCTCGGCGCCGCCGACATCGACAAGGACAGCCCGAGTTTCGTGCGCGGCAGCCGCTACGCCTACTGCCCCTACGTCGTCTCGGACGCCCGCGCCGGCCGCTACGGGCTCTCGACCACCGACGACCCGATCCCCGGCGACCTCGTCGTCTACGACTGGCAGGGCGACGGCACCTACGACCACATCGGGATTTTCGAGAAGTGGCTCAGCGGCACAACCGACTTCTCCGCGATCGAGGGGAACACAAGCTACTCGAGCAATTCGAACGGCGGCGAGGTCATGCGCCGCTCGAGGAGCCGCGGCGACCAGGGAACCGTGTTCGTGCGCGTCGCCGAGCCGTGACCACTGCGCAGCGCCTAGTCGTCGGCGCCATTCTCGGCGCCTGGCTCGCCGGCGTGCTCGTCGCGCTCGTCGACGGCGCGACCGTGCTGCGAGTGACGACGCCGCTGATGACCACCGTGCTCGGCTTCGTGTTCACGGCGAAGGCGACGACCCGCTGATGGACTGGGCCTTCCTCGCGATCGGCGGCTTCCTCGTTGGCAGCCTGCTCTACGCCGGCTGGTACACGACCCGGTACGAGCCTGAGGCGCGGACCGCCTACGCGCTGATCGGCGCCGGCGTCCTCCTGGTCGTAGCCGTCAACACCTGGGTCGACTTCGTCCGCGACCAGTCCGACTGGTTCAGGGCGGCGACCCTGCTCGGCTACGCGATCATCGCGGCCGGGCTCGTCCTGCTCGTCCGCGAACGACGGGCCCGCCGATGATCTTCATCGCTCGACGTCGGCTCCCCCCTGACCTCGCCGACGCGCATTCGCCGTCCACTGCTGAACGGTCGTAGAGCCGACGCCGAGCGCGTCAGCGATGCCGCGCGCGGAGCCGCCCGCATCGCGGCAGCGAAGCACGAAGTCCTCCAGCCGCTCGGCGTACATGGCGGAGTTCTGCCTTGCGCGCTGCTGGAGCTCGAGCAGGAGCCGCATGTGTTCGAGCTCCAGCGCCGTCAGCGCGCGCGCAGGTGGGCGGCCCCCTTTCACCGCGCATGGACCCTAGAAGGTCACGCCCGTGGTTTCGTTCTGAGGCATGCACGGAACGTGTTACAGTCCCACGCGCGCTGCGATCGGGCCGGCCTGCCTGCGGCCCCGGCCGATCAGCAGCGCCAGGCTTCACCAAGGACGAGGGAGGGGACGACGGCCGCGGCCACTGGCAGGCGAAAGTTTCCGCAAACAGCGGTAGTTTCGTGCGGGGCGTCACGGAGGCGCCTGGAGGCACCTGGGGGAGCAGGAGGGCTCTGGAAGGCACAGCGGGCTCGACCACAACGCGCTACAACCAGCCGGCGATGCCGGAGCCCGCGCCACAAGGAGTCGAGTTGATCGAGCGGTGGCCGCGCTGGATGACCTACCGCACGGCTGCCGAGTACCTCGACACAAGCGCGGAAACGATCGAGCGGCTGGCGCGCGACGGAAAGCTCTCCAAGCACACGATCGCCGGCAAGGATCGGCTACCACGGGTGGACAAGCTCGAGCTGGATCACCTGATCGAGGACGGTGAGGACTTCGGAGACGAGGCAACGTGAGCGCCTTCTCCGACCTCGACCGCTTCTACGAGCTCGACGAGCGCCGCCGCCGATCCCCTGAGGTCGACTACGGCGTCTGGTGGCGCTGGCATGGCTGCAACTACCGAATCACCTGGGTCGAGGCAACCGGCGAGCTGATCGCCGTCCGGCTCGGCCCGACGCAGGTACGCCGGATCGGCGGCGTCAGTCACGCCGACGGCCTGCTCGCCCTCTTCGCCGGCGAGCCGATGGATGTGTACGTGCTGGCGACGCTTGCCGACCGCGACACCGCCGAGCGCGTGCTCGAGGGCTGGGCCGACGCTTGCGGCCAGCCCGACTCGCTCGCATGGGTCGCTCGCCGTCTCGAATCCTGCGGCCAGCTCGAGCCCGGCGAGGAGCTCGAGCACCGAGCCCGTCGCCTGATACCGGCGCGGCAGGAGCCCTGGTGAGCGCGCCCGAGATCGCCGGCGTCACTCGCGAGCAGGCCGCCTTCCGCACGATCGCCGACGTCGCCGACCAGCTACGCCGATTCGTCGCCGAGGGCGAAGCGCTCTGGGCGAAGTACGCCGCTGCTCAGGAGGCCTGCCGGGGCGAGCACGTCGCGGTCGACGTCGAGCTACCGCCGGGCCCGGCGGCCTGGCACGCCGAGTGGAAGCAGCGTCGCGCGACCGCCGAAGCGCGAGAGCTCGCCCGCGAGGACGAGCGGTGCTCGAGATAGGCGTGATCGCTGTCACGCTCGTGGTCGTCGACTTCCTGGTCGGCTGCGCGGTCGGGTTCTGGCTGTGCCAGATCCGACTCGAGCGGCAGCGCGACAAGTTCATTCGGCAGACGCTCGCCGAGGTCGAGCTCCAAGACGAGGGCCCGCCGGCATGACCGACGGACCCGAGATCACCGCGATGCTCGAGGAGCGCTGCCGGCAGCTACGCCGCCGCTTCCCCGGCTTCGAGTTCCGCGTCGACCCCGCGCCGACCGCGAGACGGGCGCGGCGTCGGCGGCCCGTCGCCCCGGAACCGGAGCTCGACCTGCTGCTCGATCGGCGGCCGCGGGCCCGACGGCCGACGTGAGACGATGACCGCGTCGAGGCCTGCCCTGATCATCCCGCGCCGCTCGTCCAGATCCTCGGGCCACACCTGGTCGCGATCGAGGAGCTCCGCGTCAGCCGCCGAGCCGACCGCCTCCGCGAGCTCGCCCTTCACCGCGGCGATCTCGTCGTCGATCTTCTGCAGCGCCCGCAGCGCCGCCTCGGGTCCGAGCTGGAGAGCGAAGGCCCCGTCCTCGTACATGAGCCGCTGCTCGCGCAGCGCCGCCAGCCGCGAGTGCAGCTCGACGACGTCGACCTCGACCGCGACCCGCGAGATCCGCGACCGGGCCGACTCGAAGCGCTCGCGCGCGGCCGCCTCGACGTACTCCTCGAGCTCGCCCGCAGGGATCGACGCCGGCGCCGCACACTTCTCGGACGACGCGCTGTGAGCCCGACACCGATAGACGCCGCCGCCGGCACCCTGCTTCGAGAGGCCATAGCCGCAGGACGCGCAGCGAGCGATCCCGCCCGCGAGGAGCGCGACCGTCGAGCGCGGCACCGCCCGCGGCTCGGGCCGCTCGAGCGCCTGCACCGTGTCGAACACCGGCAGCTCGACCAGCACCGGATGGGCGCCGGGCTTCGAATACTTCCCCTGCCGGGCCTCACCGAGGTAGACGCGGTTCCGCAGAAGCCGCTTCACCGTGTCTCTCGTCCAGCGGCCGCGACCATCGGGGCCGCCCGGCAGGAGCTCCTCGAGGAGCGCGACCACCGCGCTGACCGGCGCGCCGGTCGCGCGCAGCTCGAATGCCGACGTGACCGCCGGCGCCGCCTTCGGATCGATCTCGAGCGGCCGGGCCGGCTCGCCCGGCTCGACGATCGGCCGGCGATAGCCGACCGGACACTTCGCCGAGATGTGGACGCCGCGAGCGATCGCCCGCCGCTTCGAATGGTCGGCGCGCCGGGCGTACTGCTTCCACTGCTCACGCGCGAGCGCCGCCCGCACCGCAAAGTTCAGCTCGTGGTCGCCGGTCGCCGTGTCGATTCCGTCAGCGACGACGACCAGCCGCACACCGGCACGCTGCAGGGCGTCGTAGACCTCAGCGGTCGCAAGGCCGTTCTCGCGCGAGAGCCGCGAGAGCTCCTCGACGACGATGCCGCCGGCAGCGCCGCGCTCGCACGCCTCGATGACGTCGCCGAGCTCGCGGTCGCGCCAGGGCTTCGAGCCCGACACGCCGGCCTCGAACACCGGCTCGAGGAGCGGCACGCCGGCAGCGGCCGCCCACCCGTCGATCGCGCCGAGCTGGCGATCGCGCGAGACGGCAGGATCCTCCTTCGCCGACTTGCGGGCGTAAGGGATCAGGGCTTCGTTCGACTTCTTCACGGGGCACCTCCGGGGGGTCGTCGTTCAGTATGTCTACACGCAATCGTAGCACAAGTGCTACGCGCGCAAGTCTACTTCCGCAGGAGTAGACAGCCGTGACCAGCCTGATCGCGCAGCTCGAGGAGCGCGCCACTGAGCTAACCGAGCGGCAGCGCGCGATCGCTGCCGACGCGATCGAGCTCGCCCGCCAGGCCGTCGACCTGCACGACGAGCTCGACTGCCTCCGCTACGAGCTCTACGCCGCCCGCCAGGACGAGCTCGAGGGCGCGCCGGCATGACGCCGCACCGGCACCGCGTCCCCGAGCACGGCAGCCTGGCCGTGGCGATCGCGCTGCTCAGCGCGACGACGCTCGCGCTAGGCGCCGCCCTGGTCGTCGCCGGCGGCCGCGACGCCCACGCCGGCTCGACGACCACCCGCGGTGCCCGCACGGTCGGCTACGGCCAGATCCGCTACGCCGGCGCCGGCCCCGAGCGCTGGGCGCAACGCTGGCGGCGCGAGCACCGCAAGGTTGGCCGGCTGCAGCGGCGCCTCCAGGCGACCGGCCATGTGCTGCCGGCGCGAGGGATCGTCCGCGACTTCCTCTGCGTCTACGGCGGCGAGAACGCCGGCTACGGCTGGTCGGCGAACACCGGCAACGGCTACTACGGCGGCCTGCAGATGGACCTCGACTTCCAGCGCACCTGGGGGCTCGAGTTCTTCAAGCAGTGGGGCACCGCCGACCACTGGCCGCCCGAGGTGCAGATCGCCGTCGCGATCCGCGCCTACTTCCACCGCGGCTGGCAGCCGTGGCCGAACACGAGCAGGGCGTGCGGTCTGCGATGACTAGGCCGGCCTCAGCGGGGCCAGTCCGGCCCGAGCTCGGCAGGGCATGGCCAGGCGCGGCGCGGAGATGCGCGGCAAGAACATGGCCAGGCTCGGCGCGGCGTGGCGGGGCTCGGCACGGCGTGGCACGGCACGGCGGGGCATGGCGATGCTCGGCGCGGTCCGGCTTGGCGGGGCATGGCGACGCGCACGCCCACGGAGGTGGTGAGGCCGTGACCTGAACCGCTCGACGAGAGAGCCGCGAGGGAGGCCGTCCCGCCCCCCTCGCACCTACACACACACGCGGAAGGAGTCTAAACGTGACCACCGCAAAGGCCAAGACGACGATGTGGATGCGGCGAGTGGTGCCGCCCGGCTACCAGCGGGCGACCCTGCTCATGACCGGCACCGCACCGCTGCTGATGAACAGCGGCGAGTTCGACCGCGACAGCGAGACGTATCGCGCCTACTACCTGCTCGGCAAGAAGCGCGGCAAGAGCCTCGACGACGAGGCCCGCCTGCGCGAGCTCGAGTGGTCGCTCGGCATCTACCTCGACGACGAGGCCGGCCCGTACATCCCCGGCAAGAACGTCAAGGAGCTCCTGCGCTCAGCGGCGACGAAGTGGCGCAAGGGCGAAGAGGTGAAGCGGTCGCTGGTCGTCGTCGACTACCGAATCCCGCTGCTCTACGACGGGCCGCGCACCGCCGACGAGCTGTGGGCGGCCGGCTTCAAGTACGAGGCGATGGTCGCGCTCTCGGGCGCCGGCAGCGGCCGCGTCGTCAAGTGCCGGCCGAAGTTCGACGACTGGTCGCTGATCGCCGAGCTCGCCTACGACCCCGAGGACCTCGACTTCGACTTCCTCGAGCTCGTCGTCGAGCGCTCCAAGAAGTTCGGCCTCGGCGACTACCGGCCCGAGTTCGGCTCGTTCGAGGCCGAGCTCCAGGCGGGCGACCTGCACAAGCTCGCCTCGAACGGCAACGCGACCAAGGGCCGGAACGCCGCGCAGCTGAAGGCGCACCTGGCGATGGTCGACCGCGTGATGGTCGGAGCCGCCGCATGACGTCTCGCCGCGGCCTTGTGCGGCACGGCAGGGTTGGCGCGGCTGGGCGCGGCGCGGCAGCCCAGGGCTTGGCGGAGCGGGGCAGTGCAAAGCTCAGCGCGGCACAGCGCGGCCTGGCGGGGCAGTGCGGGGCTTGGCTCGGCAGAGCGTCTCCTGGCACGGCTCGGCACGGCGCGGTCGGGCCCGGCGCGGTGAGCATGGTTGGGCCGGGCGGGCCGAGGCCGGGCGAGGCTCGGCAAGGCGTGGCGAGCTCGACGCGGCATAGAGGGGCGGCGCGATGAGCGCCGCCCCGACCCTGCCCGGCCAGCGCCGCAACCACGGCCGCGGCCACAGCTACCGGATCGACGGCGAACGCGTCCCGAGCATCACCGGCATCCTCCGCGCGATCGCGAAGCCCGGCCTCGTCAACTGGGCCAGCGGCGAGTCGGCCAAGTACGCGATCAACCACTGGGACGAGCTCGCCGAGCTCCTGCCCTCGGAGCGGCTCGATCGGATCAAGGGAGCGCCGGACGAGTACCGCGACGCCCGCGGCGCTGTCGGCAAGAACGTGCACACGCTGATCGAGCAGATGATCCGCGCCGGCGAGGCCGACGTCGCCGACGAGCTCAAGGGCTACGCCGACGCCTGGGATCGCTTCGACGAGGACTGGCAGCCGAAGCCGCTGCTCGTCGAGGAACCGTTCTACAACCGGACCGCCGGCTACGCCGGCACCCCCGACCTCGTCGCCGAGCTCGCCGACGGCCAACTGTGGCTGCTCGACTGGAAAACCGCGCTCAAGGGCATCTGGCCCGAGATCGCGCTCCAGCTCGCCGCCGCCCGCTTCGCCGAGTTCACGGTCGGCGACGACGGCCAGGAGCTCCCCGTACCGAAGGTCGACGCCTGCGCCGGCATCGAGATCCGCAGCGACGGCACCTACGACCTCAAGCCGGTCACCGCCGACGGCGAGGCCTTCGGGATCTTCCTCTACCTCAAGCACGTCGCCGACTTCACCGAGGACGGCCGCGACCGCTGGATCGGCGACGCGCTCCTACCACCGTCGAACGGAGGTGCACCATGAACCTGTCCACCGTCGAGATCCCCCGCGCCGGCGCTCGAGCTCGAGCCGCCGAGTACCAGCGCGAGGCCCGCCGAAC